TCCCCTCGCGGAAAGACACATCAAAGGCCGTGTCGCCCACCACCGCAGCCCCTTGCGGGTAGAGCATGGTGGTCCAGCCATCCATGGCGGACTGGGCGAAGTCGTAGCGGAACCAGCGGCTGGTGGCGTCCTTCTGCAGGTAGAGGAAATCGCCGTTGTAGGCCAGCTTGGTGCCCGCCGCGAAGGTCTCCGTCGCCGGGGCATAGGGCAGGGCGTTCTCCCAGGTGTTGGCGGCGAGGTCATACCGATCGAGCACCGCGGAGCCGCCGCCGCGGAAGGAATAGAGGTAGCGGCCATTGCGGATCGCGGCCTCATTGCTCCAGTCACTGGCGCTCACCGAGTGGATCCAGTGGCCCGAAAGTCCCGCCCCCGGCGCTGCGGCGCGGGCGGTGGTGGGCGTAAGGGTCGACCAGCTGTTGGCGCTGATGCTGTAGCGGTACAGCGTGACGGCGTTGTTGCCGATGAAGTACAGCGCATCGTCATTGCCCTCCAGGCTGTACTGGCTGGTGGCATCGGGAGCCGTGCTCCAGGCGCTGCTCAGCGTGAGGGTGGTGGCGGTGTTGCTCGCCACGGTGCGGATCTGGCCCGCGCCAGTACCGGCGGTGATCCGCAGCTGGCTGTTGGCCCACTGATTGGATGTCCAGCTCTTGGCGGTGTTGGTGAGGGTGGTGCTGCTGCCGGCGGTGGCGGTGCCTGTGGCAAAGGAGCGAAATCCGGTATCGATCCAGGCCGGGGTGGCGATCAGGCGGCCATCGGTGCCGATCGTGGCCGGCAGGCCGGTGTGGGAGAGGGTGACCCAGCTGTTGGTCGCAAAGTCGTACCGCTTGAACGAGCCCGCAGCGAGGGTGCCGGCCCCGAGCACAAAGAAGGTGGGGGTGAGCAGGCGGTACTGGGTGGTGGCATCAAAGGCCGTCGCCTCAGCCTCGGTGAAGGTGAGCACGGCATTGGCGCCGAGGCTGTTGGCGGCGATGGTCTTGAGCCGGCCAGCGTTGGTGCCGCCCACGATCAGCACGCTGTAGCCGCGCAGGTCCCGCTGCAGGTTCTGATTGGTGGTGAGGCTGGTGGTGCTGCCGCCGCTGGCGGTGAGGCTGGTCGCAGCGGCGGTGGCGCCGGTGGAGAAGGAGGCAGCCGTCCCGCTGGCCCCCGCCCCGAAGGTCCCCGCCAGGGCAGGGGAGGGCACCTGCACCCAGCCGTCTTCTGCTGGGTTGTAGAGATAGGCGGCGGTGTTGGACTGCACCAGCAGCTGCTGCTGGCGGTAGTGCCGGCTGGAGACGATGAAGTGGCCGGCGGCGGTGGCGGCTGGCGCTGGGGTGCAGAACTCCCAGCGCTTGAGATCGAGGATCTTGCGGTTGCCGTTGCTGATGGGCATCTCAAGTCACCTCAGCTCACGGTGATATTGCGCCGCAGGGAATCGGCGGAGAGGTGCATCAGGGCGGGGATCTGATCGTTGGCGCCGTAGCCGCCCACCTGGCTCTGGTTGGTGAGGGTGGAGCAGGTGGTCAGGGTCGTCAGGGTGGCTACGTTCCAGGTACCGGATTGGGTGGCGGCCACAGTCGCTGGGGCCGCGTCGAGGCTCACGCGCATGCGGCCGGCCGCATCGGGCGTGATCAGGCCGATGGTGCGGGTGAGGGCAGCGACCGCCAGCCGCAGCGACTGGAGGGTGGTTTCCAGGGCGAGCTCGTCAAAGGCATTGCGCAGGGCCATCAGTTCACCCCGTCCTCGATGTAGAGGGTGAGGTCCCCGCCGCTGGTGTCCCACCACTGGTAACGGGCGGCGCCCGCCAGCTGCTCGGCCGTCGGTGCACTGTCCTGAATGAAGAGGAGATCAGCGCTGGCCGGGGGAGTCGCCCATTCGCTGTCGTAGTCCGCGGCGCTGCGCTTGCGCAGGGTCTGGCCGGCACTGCCCCCGGCCGGCACACCGGTGCCCTGGGGTCCTGGTGGTCCCACCTGGCCTGGGGGCCCGAGCAGGGAGGCCAGTTGCGTCCAGAACAGGGCCACGGCGGCGGGAAGCGGCGATCACTGTCTCTTGCCATGGCCTGCGCCAGGGTCGTCATCGGCCAGCAGCTCCCCGAGGCGGCGGGCGATCAACAGCAGCTCCTTCTGCCGCCGCAGCTGCCGCTCACCCGCGCCGGCCGGGCGTTGGTCGTAGAGGCTGAGCAGCAGGGCGCGCTGGCGGCTGGTGGTGCCGCAGCCCACCGGACAGAGCAGCGCAGCGCTCGCCGTTGCCGCCCCGGATGCACCGGAATCGTGCGGGAGGGGTAGGGCCTCTGGCTGCTCGCTGGCGCAGAGGCCCAGGGCGAGGTGGCCCAGGACACCGGCCATCTCCACTCCAAGCAGCAGCTCCTGATCGGAGGCAAGCCCCTGCTGGCTGAGCCGGCCCGCAGCCGCCAGCACGGTCGCGCTGCTGCCGCCGTCCCACTGCAGCAGCGCCAGGGTGTGCATGCCATCGCCGCTGGTTTCGATCGCATTGCGCAGCAGCGATTGCACCTGGCTTTGGTGGGCCGCCACCTGTTCCTGCAGGGTCTGGAGGTGGGTGCTGCTGATCCGCTTGGCCAGGTCCGGCTGCAGGGTGATCAGCAGCCAGGCGGTGTAGAGCACCAGGCCGAGCAGCACGATACGCGAGAGGCGATAGAGCAGCTGCCAGGGATTGCGGGCATCGAGCACGTCCCCAACGGCTTTTTGGAGGGCATCGCTGGTGGCGCGGGTGAACACCTCCACCCGCTCGGCCAGCCCTTTATTGATGTCAGCCATGGTGATCAGGCGGAGAGTTCGTAGACCTGGCCGGTGAGCCGGTCGAGGTAGAAGTCGCCAACCGCTGGTGGTGGCTGCAATGGGGCGGTTGCCCCGGTCGGTGGGGCACCATTGCCCGAATACCAGCGGGTTGCACGGCTGCCGACTCCCGATTCCTGCACCACCGCCAACGCCGGTTCGCCGCTGCTCGGATCCGGCAGGAAGCCCAGGCCGCCGTTGGGATGGAGGCGCAGTCGCCACACCACGGCATGGCGGCCGTCGTAGGGCTCACCAGTGATGCCGCCGCTGGGGATCAGGGGCTGGATGGTGCCGCTGCTGCTGGCACAGCCGCCATCACGGTTGTTCAGCAGTTGCTGGGGCGGCACGGGGCAGCCCACCAAGGCGACGGGCAGGGTGGCGATCAGCATCCCTAGCTGCACCTGGACCGAGACATCGGCCCGGTGGGCATAGACATGGCGTAGCCGCGGGGCTGTGCGGGAGGTGGCGGGCCAGGGCACCTCGTCGCTGGTGCCATCCCCCCAGATCACGGAGATCGGGGCGGTGATGCTCTGACGCGGGTTGATCAGCAGCTCGATGGGGGCTGAGGCGATCGGTTCATTCCAGCGGCGATCGGCCGGCAGCCAAAAGAGCTCCAGGTCGTTCGCTGGGACTGGTCCCTTGCGGTAGCCAAGTTCTTCCCAACGGCCGAACTCCATCGGCAGCACCCATTGCTCGGTGCCGGGGCAGCCGAGCGGGGGGAGCAGCCGTACCCGTGCCCCACCCACCGTTGATGGTTGCTCCGGCAGGGGATAGGGCATGGCTGGGGGATCAGATCAAGGGGTCAGAGAAGAGGTCATCAGGCAGGGCACTCAGGGCTACCGCCCCTTCTGCGGTGGAGTCGTCACCTGGATCAGCGGCTGCCTTGGGATCGGAGTCGCTGGCACCCGTCTCAGCAGTGGTGCCGGTTTCTTCCGGCGTGGCCTCAACCCCAGCGGGTGGCTGCGGCTCTTCCTCCCTGCGGCGGCGCCCGCGCTTCCCGCGACTGGCCGTGGGTTCCGGTTCCGAGTCGAGAGGGACAGCTGGTGCTGGCACGGCCTGAGACAGCGGCTCCGCCGCCGTGGAGCTGGAGCCGGCGACCAGCCAGCCAAGTGCCAGCCAGCCCGGTAGGTGAACGGGCCAGACGTAGCGCTCTTGGTTGCCCTGTTGGATGCGCAGCATCCCGGCGGGGAGGGGCCCCTGGGCCAACAGCCCCATCTGTGGCTGGGTCATGGTCAGGCCGGCAGGGTGGCGGTCAGGCCCACCACCATTCCTTCGGGCGTCGAAGGGGTGACGACGGCCTTGGCAAAGCAGAGCGCTGGCAGATCGGCGTTGGCGACATCGGCGGCATTGAGGAGGATGTCGTGGCCGCTGATATACGCCTCCACCCGGCCGCCCTCAGCGGGCACGGCGACGGTGGCAACCGGTATGAAGGTGCCGCGGGTTCCATCGCGCAGCTCAGGTGCCAGGTGCAGCACGACCGTCACCGCAGCGCTGTGGCCCGGATGGGAGACGAGCAGGGAGAAGCGGGAGGCGGCATCGAGCTTGGTGTAGAGCTTGACGACTTCACCGCTGGTGAACACCTTCTCGGTGTCCCGGGTGGCGGAGCGGTTGGTCCAACCCACCAGCACCGTGGCGGCATCGAGGAGGGCATTGGCTTTCAGGCGGGTCATCGGTCGGTCTCCAAGGAAGGGGTACGGAGTGGCGGTCAGGAAATGGGGGCGATGCTGTGGAGGCGGCCCGCGGCGCGGGGGTGCATGACGCCAAAGCCCACGTACCAATCGATCCGGGTGCGGAACACAGGCGCATCAGGCACTTCGCCCAGGTCGCGGACGGAGATGCCGTAGCGGCCCTGGAACGGGCCCTGCAGGCCGGTGACGGCCTGGTCGCCAAACGTGCAGCAGTAGATCGAGCTGGTGCCGCCGGCCTCGCCGTAGCCGAGGACTTCGAGGCCCTGGGCGTCGCGGTCAACCGTGAGGATCTGGCACTCCTGGTAGTGATGCACCATCACGCCCAGGTTGTTGGTGCTCACGTTGTAAACGCCCTGGCCGACGGTCTGGCGCGCGAGGGCATTGAGCTGGCGGCGCATCGCCTTGCTCATCACCAGATACTTCTTGCCGCCGTAGGAATTGACCGAGTCGATCAGCTCATCGAGCTTGTCGAAATCGAGCGCCCCGCCACCGTTGTTCAGCGCCATCTCGCTGCCGGGCATCAGGCGCTTGGCGAGGCCGTCAAAGCCCCGGCCCTGGCTGGCGGTGGCGTCGCCATTGATCAGGGCGGCCTCCAGCGTTAGCCGCATCGAGCGGACCTTCATCTCGGTCTGCGCAGCCCGGGCCTCAGGCCCTTGCAGGTCAACGA